TCAGGGGCTTGAGTGTCCAAAAGTAAATTTACAGCTTCTTGCTGCGAAAGACTGGATTCAGTTTGAGTACCAGACATTATTAATCTCCATATTGTTTGAGCTTATTTTCGCAGCGCTTCCATTTGCTGAGAGGCCATTTTGCCTGTCTGTACAACACTCTCAAAGTGCTGCTCGAAAGCTTCTAACGCTTTCAACAAATGGAAACACTGCTCACGAAAAGCGGTGTCGCTGGGGTCACTTCCAGACCAACCGTTGACATACGTTTTCCGTAATTCCTCAAAAGCCTCAATGACTAAAGGCTCTCGTAATATCGCAGCAGCCTTGGCTCCGCGATGTTGTTCATCAATTAAATCACTCATACTCTTGGTAGGTTGTCCGAAACATTACCGCCAAAAGCGAGTTTTTGCTGGCGTAGGTTTAACTCAGACTCAAGTTCAAACCGACGTAGCTCTAATTCAGCTTGCATTTTCTCACGCTCAAGCGCCAACTCAGCTTGCATCTTCTCACGCTTCAACGCGATCTCAGCCTCTAACTTGGCTTGCTCTATGCCAGCAGAAGCATCCTGTGCCTGTGCTTGTGACTGCTGTGCAATCGCCGCATCTATCTGCTCACCAGAAGTAAAAAACTGATCCGTGTCCTTAAAACCAGCCATTTCAGCTATGCGCTTCAACGTATTTACATACTGACTAGGCTTTACAACAGGATTGTTTGCTCCAAGTTGCGCCATTATCTGCTCTTGCTTGCTGGCAATCTGTGCCAACATGCCCATCTTTTCGTCTTCACGACCGTTGCCCAAGCCCACCTCAATGCTGAGATCAAAGCCATTGGCAAACTCACGAGGATCAATCGCAACAAACTCGCCACGAATACGAATAACACGCTCACTATCCTGGTGCTTCTGAAGCAGTGCCAAAACACCACGAGCTAAATCACGACAGCCAGTCTCAGCAAAGACACGAGCTATCATTTCTATTTTGAGTTGCGCCCCTTGGATCGTCGCATTAACCGCGCTGGCAGTAGTGCTTTGAAGCGCGTTTGGATCAAGCCCCATAGACGCCTTGGAAAAGCCAGTACGCTGATCACGCACCTGGTCAACATATTCCAACATCGCAAAGGCAGATTGACCAATTTGCGGAACATTAAGAGCTTGTACCATACCTGGCGCACGCATTCTAACAATGCCGCCTGGGCGCGATGAAAGTAAGTCATCTAAGTTTACCTGTCCTTCGACAGCCCCCACTCTACTATTGTTTGTTAAATACAAGTTATCCAGCATTTGCCGCATGACTGTGGACTTGATCATTTGCAAATCCATAACCATTTCGGCAACGCTGCGCCCCACCATACGATGAGGCATTAAAATAGGTGACAGCAATGCAAAAGGAAGATGATCGAAAGGTTCGTTTTCGAGAATTTCTAGGCCGTCACCTAACGCTACAACTCTACGCAACTCAGGTATGTTATCGCCGTCATAATCGGCGCGAATATATGCTTCAGTGACTAACACCTCACGCATACTTAAATCGTTGCTTTCTACTTTATCGCCTGACTCTATTTCTTCAAAACGTGCTTGTCGCTCTGCCTCGTCATCCAGATCGTCATACCCAGCATAACGAAATACAATGTCGGGGTCATAGCCCTGCTCTATCAAGTCGCCAGCGCGTACAAGCGTTCTATGTGCAATAAACGAACAGTCCTCAAGCGATGTAGCGCGGCGACTAAAGATGAGTTCCTCTGGCGGCACATTGTCAATCTTAACAGAGCCAGACTTGGTAAGACGCTTTACCTCAACGCTAAACTTGCGCTCCATCGGCACTTCAACGCCATCAGGATTTACCATGCCTATCTCGGTGACATCCTGAGAAACAATCTCAATAGCTGGGTCATTGACCAGCAAAGTAAGCTCGTCTTCAGTTAAGTTTTCGTAAGTCTCATTGACCGTCTTATCAGTCTCTTGCCAGTAAAACTTAACTGCGCCCTGCTTAAACAGCAAAGCATCCTTAAACCAGTTGTGTAATATGCGAAAACCAGCGTTGTCCTGATTTATCGCAAAGTTAACTAAATCCGTTGCCTGTTCAGCCGCTTGCACATCCTCTGGATCACGCGGTAAAAATCGCGCAAACTCTGGCGAAGACGTAAACATTTTAAGCAGCGATGGCATGATATACTCAATCGTGTCGCTAACTTCGGTTGCCACAACCTGACTACGGTTTTCAACTTCGTTGCCAAAAGGATCACCAAGATAAAAACTTAGTATATCACTGCGATCTTGGGAAAACTCCGAGTCATAATAGTTTACAGCACTTTGTATCTCATGCTGAACTATGCCACGAAAGCGTACATCATCCATTTCAGGCATTACTTCTTGCCCTTCTTAGGCTTACGTTTGATTTTGCTCATTGGCTTCTTTTTGCCGTAACCGTAACCTGGCATTATGCTTTCCTCTTTTTTGATGACGTTTTCTTGCTTTTTCGTAACTTTGCAAAATCAGCAGAAGTGATTTTATTTCTTGGCCGGGCAACTCTAGCCAGTTTCTTTTGCTTTGGAGAATACTTGGAAAATGGCATATCTAAGCCTTTCTAGCTTTAGCTGCTTTTGCTCTCTTCCATAAGTCAGCGTCAGCTTTACGTGCGCCGCCGCTACCACTAATGAACGAATTTACTCTGCCCATACTCCAAGCGGCCATCGGTACATTACGACTACCACTCGATAAATAAGCAGCATTTCCACGCTTCTGAACTTGCTTCAAAATAGATAACGGAATACCGCTTTTCTTTGCTTTTTCAGATAATGAACCACCGCTAGACTTTTTTGCGGCGGCTTTTCTTTTTGGCTTGGCTGGCACGACTTTTACTCACTTTTTTAACATCAATGGGTAAACCCAACTTGTAACGTCTTCGCGTTTCTAAAATCTCACGCTCTTTTGCAGCAGGGTTGCGAGAACCACGAACATATTTAACAGGCACACCACGCTTCGTCTTGGCAACTCTGGCAAACTTGCGTTTAGGCATCAGAACTATACCGACCAGTCTGTACCTTTGCCGTCTTTTTCTTGCGCTTCTTACGCTTTTTCTTGGGCATATCCTCACGTATACCCTTGGCATCCATAACCGTCATAACTCTACGATACATCATGTGCATAACCCCTTGTTAACAATCCCACATTCTACGTGACCAATAATTCGCCGAAAACTTGTCATTAGCGCCCTTTATGCCCGACGATCTGGCACAATAACTGGCCTTGTTCTTCGGGTTGGACTTCTTAATAGACATATTAGGATCACCGAAAGTCACCTTTTTAACGTCAGCACCCTTCTTGGCTAACACCTTGAACTTCTTGCGTTGACCAGGTGTGCGCTGAACCTTGTTAAAGCCCGGAAAAGTCTCGCCGTTGTACTGCAACCGTCCAGAAGGTAAGCGCCTTACACTACTTGCTTTCGCCATCAAACTATCCAACTACTATTGCCGTAATCCAAATCCGCGTTGTATCCGTACCTGCCCACCGATCCAGCCGCACGAACAGCTTGCACAGCAAACGTCAAAACCAACGCATCAGCTAAATCTGGGCTTCGCAAACCACGCTTTTTCATCTCGTCCTTACCTTCAGCCTTGAACTTGCCAGACGAAAGTATCTTAAAACGCAGCGAAGTAAGCTCATGATGCAGCTCCTCCTGATCTGGCACCTGGCAATCTCTAGCCTCAAACCACTCGCGGCACTTAAACCACAACTCATCACGCAATCGCTGATAACGATTACCCAAAGCTGGACTTTCAGCCACGTTCACGCCTCGCGCTGGCATACCCAACTCACGCAAACGATCAACAACACCAGCACCAACGCCAATACTATCAACGCAAATCTCGCTTGGCCTATCTATAAACGGCGTGGTTTCCCACTCAGCAAGAATTAAACCAACAGTCTCCATCAGGTCTTTGCCCTGCCAAGCCTTAATAGGCTCCGTCAAAACATTACCCTGACGCTTTGCCAAAGCCGTTCTGTCGCCGCCAAACCTGGCTGGATCTAACCCCCAGATCGGCGCAACAGTCATCGGATCAACGTCACGATCTATCGCAGTGTCCACCAAATGACGCGGTATCAAACTGTCCTCAGA